CACAGTGGTCAAGCGTAATGGGCATCGTGTCCCGTTAGATATCGCAAAAATACAGAGACAGGTAGCCCACGGCTGCAGAGGCATTGATGGAGTCAGTCCATCAATGGTAGAAATTAAAGCGCAAATAGAATTACACGATGGCATGACCACTCAGACTATAGATGAGTTGTTACTTAAGGCCATGGTTAATCTAATTGACGAAACTGAAAACCCGGAAATTAATAACGTTAACTATCAGTACGTAGCGGGTCGCCAGCGTGTTAGTATGCTACGCAAAGAAGTATACGGCGCCTACGATCCACCTCCGCTATATGAAATTGTAAAAAAGAATGTAAAGCTAGGAATGTATACTAGTGAGTTGTTAGATTGGTACACAGAAGACGAATGGAAAATCATTGACTTGTTCTTAGATCATAACAAGGATGAAAGTTATACATTTGCAGCCATTGCCCAACTCTGCGAAAAGTATCTTGTACAAAATCGTGCAACAGGACAAATATTTGAAACACCGCAAGTGCGTTACGCTATTGCGGCTGCTACAGCGTTCCACAACGAACCTAAAGAAACTAGATTAAAACTTGTAAAGGATTATTATGAATGTGCGTCCGATGGTCATTTTACTCTCGCTACTCCTGTGCTCGCTGGCCTCGGTACTACAACTAAACAGTTCAGTAGTTGTGTGCTTATTAGCAGTGACGATACCCTTGATTCGATATTCGCCGCAGGCGAAATGATGGCCAAATATGCCTCAAAACGAGCCGGTATTGGTCTCGAAATAGGCAGAATCAGACCGTTAGGCGCCCCAATTCGCAATGGTGAAATCAAGCATACGGGTCTAGTACCCTTCCTAAAGAAATGGTTTGCCGATTTAAGATCATGCAGTCAAGGTGGCATACGCAACGCCAGCTGTACGGTTACATTCCCAGTGTGGCATGCTCAATTTGAAGACTTAATCGTGCTTAAGAATAATCAAGGTACAGACGAAACTCGTGTGCGCCAAATGGATTATAGTGTAGTAGTTAATGCCATGTTCTGGAATCGTTATAAGCGTGGAGAAACAATGAGTTTGTTTGACCCTGCAGAAGTTCCAGACCTATACGAAGCCTATTATCGTGACAGCGCAGAATTTGAAAAGTTGTATTTACATTATGAGCAGAACCCAAAAATTAAAAAGAAAGTTGTATCGGCGGATGAGATATTCAAAAATGGAATTCTTAAGGAGAGAACTGATACTGGGCGCATTTATCTTGTCAACATCGACAACGTTATCAACCAGGGCCCCTTTGATACAACGGTGGATCCAATATATCAATCAAACCTATGCCAAGAGATACTTTTACCCACCCGACCTTTCCAGAGAATTGAAGACCCAGAAGGAAGAATTGCTCTTTGCACTCTTGGGTCCATAAACTGGGGTGCGTTCCGTAATCCACAAGAGATGCGTAAGGCATGTCGTGTTTTAGTTCGTAGTCTAAGTAATTTATTAAATTATCAAGACTTCCTTAGCGTACAGAGTAAAATGGCTAATACTGATTTTGAACCTCTAGGTGTTGGCATTACTAACTTGGCCTATTGGCATGCTCGTAAGAGTTTCAAATATGGTGAGAAAGATGCACTGGCAGAAGTTAAACGTTGGATGGAACACCAGGCCTACTACCTTACTGAAGCCAGTGTTGAGCTTGCCCAAGAACGTGGACCATGTGCTCGTAGTCAGTACACCTACTACGGTAAGGGAGTCTTTCCTTGGGAAAGACGCAAAGCCGGAGTCAACGAACTCACTGACTTTACGCCTAGCATGGATTGGGAACCGCTCCGTGCTCGTATGATCAAGTACGGGATCCGTAATGCTACACTAATGGCAGTAGCCCCAGTTGAGTCTAGCTCAGTTGTATTAAATAGTACTAACGGAATTGAAATGCCCATGGAAATGATTTCTGTTAAAGAATCAAAGGCGGGATCGTTTGTACAGGTAGTACCAGAATACAAACGATTAAAGAACCGTTATCAGTTAATGTGGGATCAGAAAGATTGTGTTGACTATTTAAAGACAGCTTCAGTATTGGCTGTTTACATTGATCAAAGTTTATCAACTAATACATTCTATAATCCTGCCAATTATGCAGGAGGTAAAGTACCTGCAACTGTAATTGCCAAAAATTTAATGCTGGCTTACAGATGGGGACTAAAGACTATATACTATAGTTTAATTAATAAGGTCGGCGCCAAAGCTGACATGACAAATACAAGTAGTGCAATTACACTTTCTCCAGTTACTGTCTACGAAGAATTAGACGAAGACTGCGAAGCGTGTAAATTATAAAAGGAAATAAAATGAAATTATATATAAAATATATTGATGGACAAATTGTTGATCACCCGATGCTTGAAGATAATCTAACGCAGGTAGATCCTACTTTTGATCCAGATAATCTCCCAGATACATTAAAAGTATTCGAACGTGTAAATGCTCCGATACCTGGACCATATGCTTACATACAGGTTTCATATCAACTAGGTGATGATGGTATTGTTAGAGATACGTATACAGAATTACCATTCAGTGCAGAAGAACGAGCCAAGCTAATTGAATATACAATGGCACAAGCGCATCCCAAAGGTTGGACCTTTAATGAAACAATCTGTGGTTGGGAACCAGGAGTACCTTATCCAACAGATGGAAAAGTTTATGAATGGTCTGAAGAATTAGAGAACTGGTCAGAAATGAATACTTATTAATACTATGTCAAAAGCACAGTACAATTTTTCAAAACAAACAAATTACCTTAAGCGTACAATGTTTCTAGATCCAGCAGGTCCAGTAACAGTGCAACGGTTCGAGGAAGTTAAGTATCCTAAACTACAAAAGTACGAAGAACTTGCTCGGGGCTTCTTTTGGGTTCCAGAGGAAATTAGTCTTACCAAAGACAAGATGGATCACAAAGAAGCCAGTGATGCTGTTAAACATATCTTTACCAGTAACTTGCTAAGGCAAACTGCGTTAGATTCTATCCAGGGTCGAGCGCCTTTCCAAGTGTTTGGGCCAGTTAGTTCAATTCCAGAACTCGAAGCACTGACACTTACCTGGAGTTTCTTCGAAACAAGCATTCACAGCAAGAGCTATAGTCATATTATTCGTAATGTCTACGGAGTACCTAAAGATGAGTTTAACAAGATTCACGACACGGCTGAAATTGCTGGTATGGCTGCTAGTGTTGGTCGCTACTATGAGGATCTTCATATTCTTAACAGCCGTGCAGAGCTGGGCGAAGATGTTGGACTCCATACTCACAAGCGAGCCATATGGATGGCCCTACATGCATCATACGCACTCGAAGCTCTACGTTTCATGGTATCCTTCGCCACGTCACTTGCTATGGTAGAGAATAAGATTTACATCGGTAACGGTAACATCATCAGTTTGATTCTACAAGACGAACTGCTTCATGCAGAGTGGACTGGTTGGTTAATTAACAATGTAACCAAAGACGATCCGGACTTTATTGAAATTGGAAAAGAGTGTGAAGCAGAAGTATACGCTATGTATATGGAAGTCATTCAAGAAGAAAAAGCCTGGGCCGAATACTTGTTCAAGAAGGGTGTGGTCATTGGATTGAATGCCAACATATTGAAAGACTTTGTTGACTATACTGCATTTACTAGACTAAAAGAAATTGGCATCAAGTATCTAGCAGACCATCCAAAGATGAGTCCTATCCCTTGGTTTAACAAGCACGTTAACATCAATAAGAAACAAACAGCATTACAGGAAAACGAAAGCACCAATTATGTTATTGGTGTTATGAGTGATTCAGTTAGCTATGAAGAACTACCAGATTTATAAGGAATAAAATGACCAAAGCAATTGTGTGGTCGAAGTACCACTGCCCATTTTGCGATCAGGCAAAGGCATTATTAAAACAACGAGGTATTCCATTTGAAGAAAAGAAAATCGGTGATGGATATTCTAAAGAAGAATTGTTAGAAGCAATTCCCACAGCAAGAACAGTACCACAGATCTTTATCGATGATCAACTCATTGGTGGCTTTACTGAACTAAAGGCACACCTAAATGGATAACGAGCCCATTGTAGATGAGAACACCATTGATCTATCCGGTGGTGAAGATTACGACAGTATCACTATGATAGATACTAGCAGTATGAACTCTTATAATTACTCCTATAGTACAACACCATCTAGCATTACTATTAGTAACGGTAGCGGTAGTAACTATGGTGCAGTCGGTAGCTCTGGTAGCTTTCTAACCAGCGGCTTGAATGGCACTAGCTGGAGCAACACAAATTGGAATATAAGCAGTAGTTCGTCAACTCCAGGTTTAAAAGTATCAGGTGACGCAGAGTTTGAAGGCAAGGTTATGATAAACGGCCGGAATATCTCAGAGTTCATGGAAACCATTTCAAACCGTCTTGCCATACTCCAACCAGACCCTGCAAAATTAGAGCACTTCGCGGCTCTTAAAAAAGCCTACGAGCATTACAAAACACTCGAAGCTTTATGCGAAATACCCAAAGAAGAAAACGAGGAATAATATGTTAATTCAAAAACCCGCAGCCACTGGTGACACAGTGAGCATTAAATTAATTTCCGGTGAAGAAATCATCGGACGTTTAGATGAAGATACCAGTGAGTATGTTAAACTAAACAGACCTAAGAGTGTTAGTATCGGCGCACAAGGACTAGGTATGATGCCGTTTATGTTTCTAGGTGGAGCAGACAACGTTACTATTAAACATAATCATATCATTGTTATGGTACTTGCAGAGAAAAGTGCAGCCGATCAATATGTACAGGGAACAACTGGCATTGCTCTATCGTAAATATATGATAGGAGATTAATATGCCATACATTTCCGGCACAGGCCGAATTTCAGACGTTTACCATAGCGGCAATGTTTACGCTAACAATGTTCCAATCGCTCTTTGGTTATCGCCCGGTGCTAGTGGTACATTTGGCGGTATTAGCATATCAGTGGCAGTGGAACTAGATCCATTAGTAGTTGAGGCAGTAGCGAGCCAGGTCAATACCTATGTAGCTGCTCAGAATGGCCAACCTAATCAATATTATAGTGCTGCCGCGGCAGCTGATGGTGTTAAAGGTAATTATGCAGGTACAGTTGATGATGGTACCACAGCCACTGCCGCAGTATCGCTAATTTCAACTGACACTACTTTCTCTAGTATTGTTCCATTCTTAGACAAATGTCTCGATGAAGCTGCACAAGGAAAGTGGCGTGAATCTGGTCAAGGTGGTAAACCTAGTAATCCTAATATTACTGGCATTTGGCAGAACATAGGATATCCCGGTAGCAGTCCGTGGACCACAGATCAAACGGCATGGTGTATGGGATTTATTAACTTTGGATTAAAGAGTTCGGGGTATCGATATTTCCAAACTGCATCCGCAGCCGCAATTACAACCAATCCAGAAAAGTGGAACGCTACGCAAGTTCCTAAAGATCAAGCACAGCCCGGTGACATAGCATTCTGGAGTTATAGGCACGTTAACTTTGTCTATACAGCCCAAAATGGCAAATACACGTTTGTTGGCGGAAATCAAAGTCCAAAAGCAAGTAATAATCCGGATGACGGCGATGTAACCAAATCTTATCCAAACGGAACAGGCGCTAATAACGCAAATTGGGTAAGTTGCTGGCGTCCAAGTAAAACATAATGGTTGACAAACTGGTAAAAATACAGTATAATAGTAATAAGAGGAAGCAGTAATGCAACAAGGTAAAGTAAAATGGTTTAATAATTCCAAAGGTTTTGGATTTATTGTACCGGACGAAGGCGGTGAAGATGTGTTTGCACATTTTAGCCAAATTCAAATGGAGGGCTATAAAACTTTGAAAACAGACGAACATGTCCAATTTGAAGTTACAGATGGTCCAAATGGTAAACAGGCTCAAAATATTCAACGGAGTTAATATGTATCAATATCGTGTTTGGGTTAAACTTAATCAGTATCAAACTGCTGACGTTGTAGTCAATGCAAACAATGATTGGGAATGTAAAATGCTTGCAGAAAGCATGTACGGTTCTGGTATGGTTCTAAACTACAGCAGAATTAATTAAATACACTGTCCGATAGGGGTAAACCTGCATAGCAGGTTGCCAAGGTGAAAGACCTTGTAGTTAGGCGGAGACTCCACAAGCCCTTCGGATTCCGTCAACGTTGTCAACGTAATATAGGGCTAAGGCGTTATATATACATCATGGAGAAAGTTATGAAAAAATTATTGACTGCACTTGTTTTGTCTTTTGCTCTTGTTGGAGCAGTATCTGCACAACATAGACATTATGGCCATCACGGATATCATGGTCCAAGAGTAATCCACCACCATAGTGGTAATTGGGGACAAGTATTTGTTCCGTTGATCATCGGTGGAGTTGTAGGTGCTGCCATTGCAAATAATAATAGACCCGTTGAGACTCCTACTGTCGTTGTTCAGCCACCGATCGCACAAGGTTCTCCAATTATACAATGTCCTCAAGGTACATACCCATTTGAGAATTTTGGTTGGGTTAAAAACCAATATGGACAATTTGTCCAAGCTATCTATATTGAGTGTAAGTAATGGCCTACTCAGATAAAGTTGTTGATCACTATGAAAATCCCAGGAATGTCGGATCTTTTGACAAGGGTGATCCTAGTGTTGGTACTGGTATGGTTGGCGCACCTGCTTGCGGCGATGTAATGAAATTACAGATAAAGGTTGACCATGATACAGGTATTATTACAGATGCGAAATTTAAAACGTATGGCTGTGGATCGGCTATCGCGAGCTCGAGCCTCATTACAGAGTGGGTCAAAGGCATGCACATCGACGAAGCCAGAACAATTAAAAACTCCGAAATTGCCGAAGAGCTAGCTCTACCACCAGTTAAGATACATTGTTCAATTCTAGCAGAAGATGCTATCAAAGCGGCAGTAGATGATTACCGTAACCGACACAGCCAATAAGAAAATCCTACAACTTCTGTCTCGACGTGGCAAGGGTATTGGTATACGGCTAGGCGTAAAAACTACAGGTTGTAGTGGCCTTGCTTATACGTTAGAATATGTTGATAGTTATACTGTCGAAGAAGGTGTAACTAATTTTGCCCAACCAGAGTTTGTAGTATTGGTTGATGCAAAGTCACTGGCATACCTACAAGGACTCATTGTTGATTGGGCTCGTAATGGACTCAATGAAGGATTTGAATTTCGCAATCCCAATGAACGTGATAAATGTGGGTGTGGAGAAAGTTTTAGAGTGTAAATAAAAGTTAAGACTGTATGAAGTAGACAGAAAAGGATTCAAGACGCGGGGGCAGTGCCCGCCAGGTCCACCATAAAGTACATTGGCCAACACCCGACATACTGGGATAATAAGATGGCATAGCCGCTAGTGTATTTTATAATGGGCCTGACACAGGATCGATTGGGTCACAAGTATTGAAATGGACAGTCCGGCAATGTAGAAGCCGTTAGGATTGGGGTCTCCCGGTCGAAGAAGCACAACAAAGTAAACGCAAACGACTCACAGTTCGCATTGGCAGCCTAAACGCAGCCTAGGGTAAGACATACCTCGTAACAGAAACTCAGAACCCGCTTCGGCGGGTTTTCTTTTGGCAAAAATTTCTTAAAATTGTAATCATACTGTAATCATTTTGTGTTTAAATATTAATATCACAAACACAAGGAGACTTACAGTGAAAAAACTATTTGCTATTCTATTAGCCGCAGTGACTATATCAGCACAAGCCACGGACATCACAGGTGCAGGAGCGACATTTCCATTTCCAATCTATGCCAAGTGGGCTGAAGGATATAAGAAAGCCACAGGTACCGGTATGAACTATCAGAGCATTGGATCATCTGGTGGCATTCGCCAAATCAATGCAAAGACAGTGGACTTTGGTGCAACTGATGCTCCAGTATCAGGTGAAAACTTAGACAAGAACGGTCAAGTACAGTTCCCTGCTATTATCGGCGGAACAGTTCCTGTTGTAAACTTAGACGGTTTCAAGCCAGGCGAACTACGCATCACTGGACCAGTTATGGCCGAAGTGTTCTTGGGCAACATTGCCAAGTGGAATGATCCTCGATTACTAGCATTGAATCCAGGCAAACAATTACCTGATCAGCCTATTACCATTGTACATCGTGCTGATGGTAGTGGTACAACATTCAACTGGACAGACTATCTTGCTACAGTTAGCCCCGAGTGGTTGAGCCGAGTAGGTCGTGGTGCGGCAGTTAAATGGCCGGCTGCTAGTTCAGTAGGTGGCAAGGGCAATGAAGGTGTTGCTGCCAATGTAAACAGAATTAAAGGTTCAATTGGTTATGTAGAGTATGCTTATGTTAAGAAAAACAATATGACATTTCTACAACTGCAGAACAAGGCAGGCCGGTATGTTAGCCCAGATGACTTAACATTTGCCGCTGCCGCAGACGGTGCTGATTGGTTCAGTGTTCCTGGTATGGGACTGAGTATTGTGGATCAAAAGAATCCCAATGCTTGGCCAGTGAGTTCAGCCAGTTTCATCATCATGTACAAAGAGCCAAAGAGCAAAGCTACCAGCGATGAAGTATTAAAGTTCTTTGATTGGGCATTTAAGAATGGCAAGAAAGATGCCGCAGACTTAGACTATGTAGCATTACCGGACAGTTTGACAAAACAGATCCGTGAGCGTGTTTGGACACAGATTAAGTAATCTTTGATAAACAATGAGCCCACTTCGGTGGGCATTCTTTTGGTAAAAATTCCGGTTGCGGTATTACCATTAATGTTGTATAATAAACTATACAAACAAGGAGTTCATATGAACAACGCAGAACACACACTTACTCAACTTAAACTTTGGTGCATTGCACAATCCAAAGATGAACAGATTTGGACTAACAAAGGTACTACCTACTACTGGAATCGCGGCAAAGATACCAGCACTGGACTTATCAACGGTGTTGTCCGAAAACTTGCAGGCAAAGATGCACAAGGTGTTGACATTTGGGTAGTCGCAGGATCACTTAAAATTAATCCAAACGGCACCATTGCTCGCTTCACTGGCATTCCTAGCAAAGTCCAAAAGACTTTCGAGCCGCACGAATCTAATACTACTACTCCTATCGACTTTCCTCAACTAGAAACTGTTTAATATGACAATGCACCTTGAAGGTCCATGGCTCAGTACCACCGGCAAGCGTAAAGGAAAAGTTAAATTTCGTAATGCCGAAGAAGCCAAGAAGGCTCGAGAACTTGACGAGGCATGGCGGCAACTTCAGAAGAAGTGGGATGTCGAAGCTGAAGACAAGAAACGCCGACGTGCATTAGAGGCAGAACCACTGACCTACAAACTATCTATTCCAGAAGGTCGTAGTACTGCACATATTAAAAGTCTTGGACAAAGCACAGGAGTAGCCGTGTTGAAGCCAGCTCCAGTTTATACAGGTACAAAAATCAAAGGCATCGGTACTATGCATAAATCAAATGCTGTGCCTATTTTCAGCGATGAAGAAGCTGTAGCTATTGCTACCATGCGCCGATAAATAGATCTTATGAAGCCAACTTTAAATGAAAAATTTCTCGCCTACCTAGCATTATTCAGTGGATTGTTTTTATCACTGGTTGCAGAGTACTACAGTATTCTGGGACTGACCTCTATCTTCTCCGCCGCAGTTATCCCTGTGGTTATTATGGGTATAGCATTAGGCCTGGGTAAAATTACAGCTACCTTATGGCTCAAACAAAATTGGTTAATTGCTCCGTGGTCAATGCGGATCTATCTATTCACTGCTATCGTGGTCCTCATGATAGTTACCAGCATGGGTATCTTTGGATTCCTAAGTAAAGCACACAGTGACCAAAGTCTAGTGTCTGGTGATGTACTAGCAAAAATATCAATATATGATGAAAAAATTAAAACTGAAAAAGAGAATATTGAAACGAACCGTAAGGCGCTCAAACAAATGGATGAGGCGGTTGACCAAGTCATGGGCCGCAGTAGTTCAGAAACGGGTGCAGATAAGGCAGTGGCAATCCGTCGTAGTCAACAAAAAGAAAGAGGACGACTACAGCAAGATATTGCTCAAAGCCAGCAGACGATCTCAGCCCTTAACGAACAGCGAGCGCCTATTGCGGCGGAGGTCCGCAAAGTTGAGGCAGAAGTTGGTCCAATCAAATATATCGCTGCCTTTGTCTATGGCGAGACAGATCAAACAATTCTCGAAAAAGCAGTAACCTGGGTAATCATCATCCTTATTGTGGTGTTTGATCCTTTAGCAGTTATTCTGTTATTGTCTAGTCAAATTAGTTTCCAGAACTTCCGTGAACGTGAAGATCCCAATGAAAAAGAATTGGAAGAATTTGCGGATGCCTTTAATGAAGTATTTTATGAACCAGATGATGGTCCATTAACTGATGAACAAATTGATCAGATAAAAGACAGTGTTAAGCAATCTGATATGCTACGTCCAGATCCATCACCCCCAGGATGGATGTATAATACCACTACAACAACATATCCTTCTAACGAAGAAGAAGTTGAAGAATTGAAAAACGAGTTTGACCGTAGCAAACATGCCTATCTAGACAAACCATTCTCACATTTTAAAGACCTCAAGCCTATGGTATATAAAGTGGAGGGTGACAGCCCAAAGGATCCTGTCGACATAGTCGAAGAAAAATCTACTGTCACAGATACACCGTTGTTTGTACAAAACGAAGAACAAAAAGAAAGCGACCTTTGGACTAAGACTGCTATTAGCAAAGAAGAATATTTTGAAACCAGCGCGGCTGTTAATCCAGATCCCTACAATGACGCACCTCATCCAGAAATTGTAGAGTACATTGAACTTGTGAAATCTAAGAAGATGGCATTGCGTGATGTTCCACAAGAATATATAATGGCAGTTAAAGCAAGAATATAATGGAAAATAGAATAACATTAATAACCCCTCCGGATTTTTTTGAGAATGAATCGTACAGTATCATGTTTGTACATCTGTCAGATGAAGATCAAACACAGGTAAGCAAATGGTTAGCCGATGCTAATCTCACAGAACATATCAACATTTATTTTTATGATCACGACATAAACCTTGAATGGTTTTTCTATGCACTGGCTAGATGCGAGTACACGTATGTTGACCTTGAAAGTCTCAATACTGCTACGTCTATCCTAGGCGGCTACATACTAGGAAAGAAAAACGTCTATTACAAAACTGATAATGAAAACACATCCGCAGTTTGTCACTTCATTAATCAGAATAGGATAACTAAAGTAGAAGCATTTTTAGAAAGAGCATTTAATGACAAAATCGGAATCAAATCACAAGTGTGATTTTTGCAATAAAAGCAAAGAGGATGTGGAGAAGTTAATTGTCGGGGACCACGCTGCCATTTGTAATGATTGTGTAGAGCTATGTATTGACATACTCAAAGATGAAAAAGTAAAAACTTTTCCTAATACACTTAAACTATTAAATCCCGTTAAAATAAAAGAGTACCTTGACGATTATGTTATCGGACAGGACGATGCTAAGATTGCCCTAAGTGTAGCGGTTAGTCAGCACTTTAAACGTATCAATAATCCCAGTAAAGACATTGAACTAGAAAAGACTAACGTATTAATGTTAGGTCCAACAGGCTGCGGCAAAACAATGATGGCACGTAAGATTGCCGAATACCTAGATCTTCCATTTGCCATATGTGATGCCACAGGTATTACAGAAGCAGGCTACGTAGGTGATGACGTAGAAAGTATCCTAACACGTTTGATCAACGAAGCAGACGGAGACATACAAAAGGCTGCTCGTGGTATTGTTTACATCGACGAAATTGATAAGATTAGCCGCAAAGGCGAAAGTGCCAGTATTACTCGAGATGTGTCAGGTGAAGGTGTACAGCAGGCCCTATTGAAGATGATTGAGGGCAGTATTATGCGAGTTCCGTCAACCAGTAAAAGAAAGCATCCCGGCAGTGACATGCAGGAGATTGACACACGCAGTATCTTGTTTATCTGTGGTGGCGCATTTGTGGGCATTGACAAACTTATTAAACAACGTACAGGTGCTAGAAGTGTAGGTTTCCATGCTAACGTAGATAACGTAGAAGATAACCCGGATGTGTTTCATGATGTAACAACCAAGGATCTCATCAAGTTTGGACTTATTCCCGAGTTTGTAGGTCGCTTCGGATTAATCACTAATGTAGATGAACTCGAAGAAGATCAACTTGTACAGATTCTAACAGATACTAAAAACAGTACTATTAAACAATATCAGTATATGTTCGAATTAGACGGTATTAATCTAAGTTTTGATCAGGATGCACTACGTGAAATAGCAAAGAGAGCCAAGGACCTTAAGACTAATGCTCGTGGACTTAAGAACATTATTGAAAAGGTTCTAATGCCTTACCAATTTGATGCTGTAGATCTCGTCGAACGCGGTTTGAAATCGATTCACATAAGTAAAGATACTATTGATGGCTCACCGGCCACTATGATTTTTGATAAAAAGAAAAATGAGCAAAAACAACAAAGCACCAATGGGTAATAAGGTTATTGTAGGAGACCTTCCCTTAAACGTAGCACTGAGAAAATTCAAACAGAAAGTAGAAGATTCTGGAATTTTGGAAACACTGAGATCCAAAATGTTCTACGAAAAACCAACCACTGAACGTAAGCGTAAGAAAGGAGCCGCAAAGGCTCGCTGGAATAAAAAGTTACGAGATCAGTCATTACCTAAAAAAATGTATTGACATTTATCATAGATTCCCTTATAATTTACTATAAGGAGAATACTATGATCAAACCTGAAAATTGCGAAGTTACTACAATCTCGGCAAAACGCTTAGATAATGCAATCGACATCAAACATATCTTTAAGGGCTATACAAGAATAGCCTATGAGATTTTTACATTAGAAGAGACTTTAAAATACGGTGAATCTGCTGATGAAGCGGATGCAGAAAGAGTATATAGACAGCTTGCACAATTTCCAGGGTGGCCTACTGAAGCCAGTCAAGAAGCCGCAGGACGTGATATTCTTGATGTACTTAAAAAGCGCCCTTGGCTAACAAAAAATGATATTGGCATCCGAGTATGGAACATATCAGATAAAGAATGCCAAAATATCTATGATCCCCATAAAGAAACCCGTGACATTGAACAGGAATTAATCCGTAGACACATAGAGCAATACAACCGTGCTCCTATTGGAAATAAGGTAGAACAGCGTCGACTTGAAAAAGGACAAGACGCTATTAAGATCAAGCCTACAGTAGCACCTGGTCTTATTACAAAATTATTTGGTGCATAAGATCATTGATAAATAATATTGTGAACATTGTAACAGAGTACGCTGTTACTGACACAATGCGAATATTGATACTAAGGAGAAATATTATGCCGCAGAAAATTACAGCCACAATCACCCCTCAAGAATTTAAAGACTTATTTGGTTTTGATGAACCAAGTGGACTTTATAACAACCCCCAGTTTAGACTAGTAATAAACAAGTTTGGTAGATGCTATTGGCTACTAAGTATTGACAACCTTCAAGGTCCAAGATTTAGTGGTAATAATGTCTACTATCAAGGCAATAACTCTAGATTGATTCGAACCATCTATCCTCAGGCACGTAGAATCATTGACGTAGGTGCTAACGTTGGTAACAACACCATTGCCTACGCAGAATGGGCAGAGAACGTAGAAAGTTTTGAACCAACTCCTACTACTTTAACCATGCTAGAAGCCAACGTCGAAATTGCCAAACGTAGCAATCTACAAGGTGTATACTGGAAAGGCACTGATATTGCTGGTTCGATATATAGAGATGCAGATGCCCCCTCCGGTTGGTTTACTTGGAAAGGTGTACAACAATCTATGAACATTGTTGGAAATATTAATATCCACAAGGTTGCTGTAACAAATCGAAACATAGGAACTATTGGCATCCAAGACCATCCCGAGCATGGGGGTCATAACTTTGCTGTCTATAATGAGAAACACGTTAAAAAATCACAACACGTTGTTCAAGTACCCGCCCGGACAATTGATAGTTTTAATTTTGAAGATGTGGATGCTATTAAAATTGACGTAGAAGGCAGTGAGCTATTTGTTATTGAAGGCGCAGATGCTACTATTAAACGATGCAGACCTAGTGTACAGGTAGAGATCGTTCCAAAACAATGTACACAATATGGTTACAATCCACAGGACTTGTATGATTACTTTGACAAATTAGATTATGTATGCGTATGTGCTGTACGAAAGCCATTAAATGCAGAACAAAAAGGTCTAGAATTTGGACAAGACATTGGAATGATACATCGTCAAATTCCAAAATATATGGATAGATTGTTTGTACCACGCGAAGTCCATTTTACAACAGATTACAGTATTATGCAACAAGCAGACAACGAGTTTGAAAAATTATTCGATTTTGGTTAAATTAATCTAAAAGGGTGTTGACAGACACCCTTTTTTATTGTATAATTATTACATGAACTAGCAATAGTGTCTTGTTCATAAAACACTAGCCCTTGTGGTTAGTATAAAATTTTTAACAGGCCGTGTGCCAGAAAAGGAAATATCATGAAAGTAAAATTTTCACCCATCTACGGTGACGTTCATCCGTTTGAAAAACGCAGGTTTGGTAAAAATCTTGTCAAAGTAACAGAAGAGGATCCTAGTAATCCGTCTGATGCTGCAAAAAAGTTAACTTCTCTATCTAAAAAACAGCTTGAGAAATTGTGTAATAAACACAAAGTTCTCCACGAGCTCCCAATGAATAATCCGCAGGAGAGTTTACCAAATATTATTGATGCTGTTTTAAATCACTTTGAAGAGACGGGCATCCTTAAAAATATCATTCTTCCGTTTATTGAAGAAAAATCTCCTCTCCAAGAACCAGACGAATTGTTGTATCCAATTGACCGAGTTTTTCTAAATTACGGTCCTGACGGTAAAGGTGGTCAGCGTAATCCTAAACCTCGTCATGTATTAGAAATGATGCGTAAGTTTAATATTAAACTACTTACTGTAGGTATGGCCAGACGAAATAGCACAGGTCAAGTATTTGTTAATGAAGGTCAACAACGCAGTATTGCCGCAGGTATTTTAGGCAAATCTAAAATGTGTTATCAATGTCTTGTTAGTGACGACGAGGCCGACGATCCTATTGCTTATAAAGGTGAGAATAGCGGTAAGTTGTCACAGTCAGATGTAGAGACTTATGAGTCTGATGCAATTATTGCAAAAAACGCTCTCGAAAAATATTTGCTTAAGAACGGTCGTGGTGTTCATACTGATCTAGATTTTGCATCTGTTCAACGAATTCTTAATGTTGGGCCAGAGCAGGACGAATTTGTCCATTATAAGATGAAACGTATCCTATATTGGAATCGTAGATCTGTACAACAGATTCATTTAGTTAACTCTGATGCAGACTCAAAGACACGGTTCGCTACTAATCACTGTGGAAACTATAGTCAAACATGGGATATTTTTGAAACAGACGAATACACTGACAACAACGATCGTGTATTAAAATCTGCACTTGATTTCTATCAGCGTGTTTGGTCAAAACGTGCAATGGTCACCGGTGATTTGATTATGTTCTTAGAGTTCTTTTACTTTAATCAAGATTGGTTTTACGATTTTGACGAGAACGAACAAGAATATTTTTTAATCCGGATGAAAAATGCTATACAACCAATTTGGGTTGATAATGAAACAGGTAATAAAGGTGCTGGTAACAGAGCAGTATGGGATGTTATCCAGGACGCTCGATCTGCATGTTATCCGTTTAAAACAGTTGCAGACAAGCAAGCAAACAGCATTTACTACTCTGCGGCCAGTCCTCGAGTAGCACAATGCATGTGGATTGGAACTGCACTTTATCATCTTCTTAAGGAACGCATGGATGAAGACGATGTTAAGTTATTGGTACAGCCATCTGTTATTACAGAAGATGGAACTGAGTTAGTTTACGATAAGTTGATTATTGTTCCTAAATCTGCAGAGAAAAAACCTACTAAGGCAAAACTTAAAGTAGCTAAGAAAGCCTAAGATGCGTTACACTGATGTAATAAATCAGATGATCCTCGATCGCAAGTTGGTCGAGGATCAACTAGATAGAAAAACTTGGAAAAATTTACAATCGTATCATCTTTGTCACGAACACAATGATCTTAGATATGATCACATTTTAAGGATTATGAAAAAGTGGCACGGTGGTACGATCGAGCAATGGATCGAGTCTGACAAATGCCCAGTAAGTCAAAAAACTGATTCGGGTAAAGAATATCTCATAGACTATGGTAAGGGAAAGAATAGTGTGTTACATCAATTTAGGCATGCGTTTGTTTCTAATCCAGACCTTGCTTATGAATATAAGATGTTTCACACTCCAGAAAATGATCATTGCCCGCAACCAAAATCTAAAGGTGGGCAAGATTTGTTTGATAACTGTGAAGTTGTGATCAAATACCCAAATCAATCATCGTTGGATTTAGATCTAGATGATATTATTGAGGCTTGTGAATTAACCCTAGCAACCTATAAACGAATTAGAGACAAATTGCAGATTGACAAACCTAAATAAAGACGATATAATAAACACATGGCAAAACATTTAATGATCGATATGGAGACTATGGCAGTTTCCCCAAACGCTGTAGTCCTCAGTCTAGGCGCAGTACACTTCAATCCCTATTCACAGGGCTATGGAGAAAAGATATATTTTAAAATTGATCTCGATGACCAAGACAAACTAGGCCGTGAAATCGATCCCCAAACATTGGAATGGTGGGGGCGACAGGATCCTGCTATCATGGAAGAAGCTTTCAGCGAAGAAGGTCGTATTCCCCTAGTTGATGCTATGGATCAGTTCCACAAATTTGCTTGGAACTGCGATGCATATTGGAGTCATGGCGCTACCTTTGATCTTGTGATTATAGAAAACATTTATCGCCAACTTGGTAAACCACTGCCATGGAACTATTGGCAACTACGCGATACTCGCACATTGTTTGATTTGGGCTACGATCCAGATATGCCACAGGGCAGTAAACACGATGCCCTGCAAGATGCTATTCGACAAGCAGTAGGTGTGCAAAACATCTACGCAAAAATGAAAATCAGACCACGATAATGTTCATGGTTTCCCTATTACTAAAATAGGAAAATACAATGGAAGACTCATGGTTTTCCATTGATTTCTTCATTAAATACATGTACAATAAATATTGTTTCATTCACACACAAAGGAGATATTATGAAAACAGTGGGAGATAGATTGGAAAAATTTGCCGTAACAGGCGTGAACCCAGGTAAAGATGATTTCTTTACTATTACAGATGAGAGCTTTGCAGGAAAGTGGAAGGTAATTGTTTACTATCCTAAGGACTTTACGTTCGTTTGTCCTACAGAAATTGTAGCCTACGATAAACTGTTCCAAGACTTTGCCGACCGTGACGCTGTATTGCTGACAGGTTCAACAGACAACGAGTTCTGTAAACTAGCATGGCAACGTAGCCATGAAGATTTGAGCAAGATTAAACACATTCAGTTTGCTGATACTCAACGCCCTAACAACGAAACTTATGAGAATCTTAGCCTAATCGAACAGCTTGGTGTGTTCTATGCTCCAGCAGGTGCCGCACTTCGTGCAACATTCATTGTTGACCCAAACAATGAAATCCAACACGTTACTGTCAACAACTTGAACGTTGGTCGCTCACCCGAAGAAACACTTCGTGTATTGGATGCGCTACAAACTGGCGAACTATGTGCTTGTAACCGTACAGTCGGCGGTGAGACTCTATAATGTTAGAAACTATATGCGACACGTTAGTTGAAGCATATAGACGCAACTGGATTACCAGTCGTGATGGCAATGTTTCAATTCGTCATCACGACCGTGATCACTTTTATATCACACCCAGTGGCGTCCGTAAGCAGACCATGCAACCTGATCAGTTCAAGAAGATTGGCATTGAGAAAGGTTACTACGATCAACCTCCTCGATTGTATCATGCTGGCAAGGAATTAGAGTACACTGACATTAGTGCTAACCTAAAGCCTAGCGGAGAACTACCATTGCACTTTGGCTTACAACGAGAAATGGGTCAACACTCAAGCGATGTTAGAGTTGTAGTTCATTTACATCCAACTTACTGCATTGCGGCCATGCATGCCGGTATTGATTTAGGAACGGTTAGTGCAGCCTTCCCAGAACTTAATCGCTATACTAAAGTTGCACCCAACGTTGGTGATGTTCCGCCTATCAGTCAAGAACTTGCTGATCGTTGTCACGAGAATCTACAGTTAGATAATCTAGGCAACATCGCCTACGATATTGTTGGTATCAAAGGTCACGGTGTTGTAGCCATTGACACAAGCCCATGGAGGGCGTTTGAACACATTGAACGATTAGAACATATTTGTCAAATCGTATTAGCATCAGGGAAATATTAAAATGAGTTTTATTGAATCAGTGAAAGGTGCGTTGCCAGACTACGCCAAAGATACAAAATTAAATCTGGATGCTGTATTGCTACGCAGTACATTGGATGCCGATGTTGCTATGGGCTGTGCAGTAGCCGCTCTGGCCGCAACTGGCAACGGCAAAATATTATCAGTAATGTTAGCAGATGCTCCAGTACACGCAGAGTCAGCAATGACAGCCGCAAGCATTATGGCACAAAACAATGTATGGTACCCATTCGTTGAGATGGCTGATGATCCTAGTCTAAAAGGATTGCCAGCAGGTTTGCGTATGAACGCCATTCTGCACCACGGTGGAACTACTAAGGCTAACTTTGAAGCATTCAGTCTTGCTGCCAGCATTGTGGGCAAGTGCCATTTTTGTGTTAAGGCACACTATGACACACTTAAAAAGGAAGGCTATACTGTAGAACAACTTCGAGACATTGGACGTATTGCCAGCGTTATGAACAGTGTAGCCAAAGTGTTAAACAGTTAATTTGGCTAAAAAAGGTATATTATCTGCAATATTTTTGTTGACAAGATAATTAAATTACTATATAATAATAGCATAGACAGTAAATTATAAGGTTAGGTACAGCAACATTCATAATACTATGAATCGTTGGACCCTATGGTAGTCAGCTGGAGTTGAAGGGCTTGCCCGGAGACATTGAAGGTTGCTATTGAAATAGACCAACAAGCTCAGAGTGATGGCCTGAGTAAAATAAAAGCAGTCAACAACTAACCTGTTAAATCCTAGGATGGATTCAGCAACTTAAACATTAAACTCTGAGCTAACTGCTATAGAAGATGGTCGCAGGACACAGTAGAAATACTGTACTAGGAAACTAGACTCGAAGGAATAGACGACACATTGGAAAGACTTTGTATGATGATTGTACAGACACAACACAATCTAGGCAACATGAATTGTTTGCTAGGCTTGCGGAACTAAACCGATACACTGGGGAATAGGCAAGCAGAAAATAAAATACGGTTCCGACCATCCTGTTGTATAGGTTATATACAGCAACAATTTTTTAATTAACATAACCTGAAGGAAAGTAAAATGAACGCATTTGTTGAAGCGGTTAAGTCCGTTCCAGTTGAATCTCGTACCGCAAACGGTATGAAGACTTTTGAATCTAGCAAGAGTGATCTTGTAGATTTGTTCTTTGCCATTGGTGCAAGCCGTGGCAAGGATTTAAGCACTCAGTTTGCTCGCGCACTAGCACAAGACGAAACTCTTGCTCTACGTCTTTTGATGTGGGCACGTGACGTGCGTGGTGGCGCCGGCGAACGTGACGTTGTTCGTAAGATTCTAGTAAATCTAGAAAAGACCAACCCAGCCGCATTGGCAAGAATTCTGCCACACCTGGCTGAATTTGGACGTTGGGACGACCTATTGATTTTTACTTCCAAGGAAGTGAAGGCGCAGGCATTTACCCTAATCGGTGATGCGCTACGTGCTCGCAATGGGTTGGCAGCAAAGTGGATGCCACGTCAAGGTCCGTTGGCAGTTGAAATCCGCAATTTCTTCGGTATGAGCCCAAAGTTCTATCGTAAGAGTTTGGTTAACTTGAGTAAGACCGTTGAACAGAACATGTGTGCAAACACATGGGACCAAATCAATTATGGACACGTTCCATCGTTGGCGGCTGCTCGTTATCAAAAGGCTTTTAAGAAGCACGATGCTGTTGGTTATGATGCCTATAAGGCACGTTTGGTCTCTGGTGAAGATAAGGTTAATGCCGCAGCCGTTTACCCATACGATGTGATCAAGTCACATAAGTTTGGTGGAGACGCAACTGTGATCCAATCACAGTGGGATGCATTGCCAAACTACATCGGTGATGAACTGGTGTTGCCAATGTGTGACGTGTCTGGCTCTATGAGCTCACCAGTTGGCGGAAACGCTAACTTGACTTGTATGGATGTTTGCGTGAGCTTGGGCTTGTACCTTGCTGATAAGAACACTGGTCCATTCAAGGACATGTTTTTGACTTTCTCTGCAAAGAGCAAGATCGAAATCTTGAAGGGTGACTTGTTAAGCAAGTTGGCTCAACTACAACGTGCAGATTGGGACATGAGTACCAACCTACACGCGGCCTTTGACACTGTATTAAACTACGCTGTCAAGGCCAATGTCGATGCCAAGGATATGCCACGGTATGTCCTTATCATGAGTGACATGGAGTTCAACGTTTGTACTCGCAACGATGACTCTGCTATGCAGATGATCGAACGCAAGTACAACGAAGCAGGATATACTGTTCCAAACATTGTATTCTGGAACTTGAACGCTCGTGCAGGTAATGTACCTGTTAAGCACGACAAGAAGGGTGTTGCCCTTGTTAGCGGATTTAGTCCAGCTATCATGAAGAGCATCCTGAGCGCTGAATCATTGGATCCTGTATCAGTAATGATGCAGACTTTGAACAGCCCACGTTATGCTGTAATAGCATAAGGTGGTTAAAAAGGACTCCTAGGAGTCCTTTTTTTTGATTACTTAAACCAACCTATCTTCTTACCCTGTGCTTTGCGCTCATCGTATTCTTCAGGAGTACTTGGGAAACGTAATGCCCATATAGCGCAGAGTGCCATTCCCAGTCCAACACCTGCAACTAGTTTCCAATTGTAGGTAGTGAACCAAAGAATGATAAGACTGATATCCATGGTAATGATCATAGCCCATTTACCATATGTTGGGAATACTCGTTTCTCACTCCAATTACGTAAGAACGGACCAAACAGTTTATGATTCATAATCCAATTATGCCAGCGATCTGAACTTTTGGCAAAACAGTAGGCAGCACCCACAGTTGGTGTGCTCCATGGAATTCCAGGTGTGACTACTCCAATATAGGCAATGCCTAAACAGATAAATCCTAGAGTCATCCATAACGCTTTTTTAATCTTTTCCATAATAAATCCTTATCAACTATTTAACTTGGTAAAATAGTGATTGACAAAAGTTTGAATTCCGTGTATAATTAGTATATGAAACACTCGAAACTAGATCGTCGACATACTGGCTATTCAGACTTCAAGTATGCGGCTCAATTTGTTTCTAAAGAAAAACACAAATTCTGCGATATTAGAGAATGGGCATGGTCTCAATGGGGGCCTAGTTGTGAAATGGAATTTTGGGATTCTATTAGAAATCCTAGATGGTGTTGGGTAGTTGATCAATATAAAATTAAGATTTTCCTTGCCACTGACGCAGAGTATCAGTGGTTTTTACTAAAATGGACATAAAATGATTATTCACTTAGTCAGTGATTTACACTTAGAATTTGCCTACCAAGAGTTACCCGGTGGTGATGTCCTTATCTTGGCTGGAGATATCTGCGAGGCAAAAACCTTGCGTAAGGAATTCCACCAGACTAAGGTAATCGATCGTGTACCAGGTGCGTTCAAAGCCTATGACTTTTTCTACAGCGAATGTGCCAAATACAAAAAGGTGTTCTATGTTATTGGAAACCACGAACATTATCACGGACGTTTTGACAAGACCTACAACGAATTAAAGGCTATGATGCCCGACAACGTAGTCTTGTTGGAAAAGGAGTGTTTCGAGTATGAAGGTATATTATTCTTAGGTGCTACATTATGGACTGACCTTAATAAGGGTGATCCTATTACAGTTTACACTATGAAAGGTTTTATGAATGACTACAAGGTTGTTCAAAACTTTTATGCAGACAAGGGGTTGTACTACAAGTTAACTCCTGAGCACACCTTTGAAGAACATCGTAAAACTAAAGAATATTTTAAGTTTATGCTAGAAGAAAAAAGAGACGTGCCGGTTGTTGTAATCACACACATGGCTCCTAGTTTTCAAAGTGTCAACCAAAAGTTCAAACACGAAACTACAACCAATGGCGGGTATGCTAGTGAGTTAAGTGAGTTCATCCTTGATCATCCTAACATCAAGGTATGGGTGCATGGGCATATGCATGATCCTGTAGACTACAAGATTGGTGATACCCGTATACTTGCTAACCCAAGAGGCTACATGCCTTGGGAAGATGGCAACGGCTTTGAACCTGGTCTGTACTTTGAGGTATAAAGCATGGCTAGTCTAGCAGAATACTTTGAAGCCAATCGCCCTAAACCCAAATACAAGTTTGGGGATAGGGTCGAAGGTGTGTATATGAAGATACCCTATGTCGGTACAGCCTATACAGATAATCAACGAAATGAAATAGAGGGCCCTATGGTTAGTATTCATTTAGATCTGCCTATGAAAATTGGAAAAATGTGGCACGAATACATTCGTGTCAAATACAAAGACATTAAAGGACTACGTAAATGAACAAAAGAATTCAACAACTTAAAGAACAGGCTATGGAATGGGTGCCTAATCAGGTAGATCCAGATACCAAGATTAGATTGCTTAATGCTGAAAAGTTCGCCGAGTTGATTGTTCAGGAATGTATTGAGCAGGTGAGAGGAGAATTTCTGCCTGTGCTAGAAGATGAAGCTATGATGAAAGATACTCATTGGGACGGATATGTCCAATGCGGAGTTGACAGTGTTGTGGCCATTAAAGAACATTTCGGAGTTGAAGAATGATAGTCTTAACCTTTTCTCTGCAAAACCCTTACTTTAAAGGTTTGAAGGATTTTAAAAACATCCGCAACTGGCACGGATCTCTTCCTTTCAAAAACAAGTACTGGGAATTTGAAGTCATGCGTTCGGGCGCACTAATAGAGTTTGACTTTACAGTTCGCACACGTTGCGATCATGCCGGCATCACATTGGGCTTAGGTCTGTTCAACTATGCCCTCAATCTCACTGCTTATGATAATAGGCATTGGAATCACGAAACCAACACTTGGAGTTAAAAAATGACATCAACAGTACGTATACCTTGGACTAGAGAATTTGATAATGAGTACAAATGGAATGAAGTCTGTGCCAGAGCCATTGAAATGTTTGGCTTGCCCGGAGATAGATTTGAAACTCATGCCAATGTTAACTATATGGACTTTGTATTTAAAAGCAACAAAGACGCATTGATGTTTGCAATAGAACATAATGGAAGTATTGTACCCGATGATGAACTAACTGTAGAAGCTGTGGGAAGATACATGCAGTGAGAAAGCGTGAGGATGAAACTTATGAAGCATGGTGCAAACGTGTTGAAATGTATGAACACGGTTGTGCCCTGCAACGGATTGCCGAAGGTGATCCTATAGATAAAGTTTTAGATGATATGAGTCGTAAAATTGTGCAAAAACTTTTACATCCTCTCTATGACGAAATCCGTAAATCATCAAATACTACTTATGATGCAGAAGCTAGCAGAAAAGACTATTATGAAAAATACTTAAAAAATCGCGATCCAGTAGCGGATCATGTTGAAGGTCAATTATTTGACAAACGCGATTAATTCGTGTATAAATATAGCTGTAGTGAATACTTTTAAGATTTGCTACCGGACATAGTGTCCAAACTATTCTTACTTACCAAGGAGATAAAAATGAGTAGAGTAATCGGTATCGATTTAGGTACAACAAATTCGTGTGTAGCAGTCATTGAAAATGGTGTTACAAAAATTATTGAGAATTCAGAAGGCGCACGTACTACCCCTAGTATTGTTGCCTACGCCAATGATGAAATCCTTGTAGGAGCTTCAGCAAAGCGTCAAGCAGTAACAAACCCAAAAAATACAATCTACGCAAGTAAGCGTTTGATCGGACGTAAGTTTACAGAACAAGCAGTACAAAAAGACATTGACTTGATGCCTTACAAAATTGTACAAGCCGACAACGGTGATGCTTGGGTACAAGTAAACGAGGACAAACTTGCTCCTCCACAAATCAGCGCAGAAGTCCTGCGTAAAATGAAACAGACCGCAGAGGATTATCTAGGACATGAAGTCACACAAGCGGTTATTACAGTTCCTGCATACTTTAACGACAGTCAAAGACAGGCGACTAAGGATGCTGGTAAAATTGCCGGCTTAGAGGTACTCCGTATTATTAACGAGCCTACTGCGGCAGCTCTTGCTTATGGCGTCGATAAAGCTGATAAAGCTGACAGGAAAATTGCTGTATATGACCTCGGGGGAGGTACGTTTGACGTATCGATCATTGAAATTGCAAATGTTGACGGTGATAAACAAATTGAAGTTCTAAGCACTAACGGTGATACATTCTTGGGTGGTGAAGACTTTGACCAACGTATCATGGACTTCTTAGTAGCAGAGTTTAAGAAAGACAACGGAGTTGATCTTACCAAAGACATGTTGGCTCTACAGCGTCTTAAAGAAGCCGCTGAAAAGGCCAAAATTGAATTGTCCAGCTCTGCACAGACAGATGTTAATCTGCCTTACATCACAGCAGACGCAAGTGGTCCCAAGCACATGAACGTTAAGATCACTCGTGCTAAACTTGAGCAGTTAGTTGATGAATTAATTCAACGTAGTATTGAACCTTGTAAGACTGCCATGGCAGATGCCAAAGTCACAGCCGCAGACATTGACGAAGTAATTCTAGTTGGTGGTATGACACGTATGCCCAAGGTATACGAAACAGTCGAAAAGTTGTTTGGCAAAGCACCACGTAAAGATGTTAATCCAGACGAAGCAGTGGCCGCTGGCGCCGCCATTCAGGGTGATGTACTAGGCGGTGGCCGTACTGACGTTCTATTGTTAGACGTTACTCCATTGAGCTTAGGTATCGAAACAATGGGCGGGGTTATGAGCAAGTTGATTCAAAAGAATACAACTATTCCTACCAAGGCAAGTCAGACATTCAGTACTGCTGAAGACAATCAACCTGCGGTTACTATCAAGGCGTTCCAGGGCGAGCGTGAGTTTGTCCAGCATAACAAGTTGTTAGGTGATTTTAATCTTGAAGGTATTCCTCCTGCTCGCAGAGGTCAACCTCAAATTGAGATTACATTTGACATCGATGCCAATGGTATCATGCACGTATCTGCCAAGGACAAGAACACAGGCAAAGAAAACAAGATCACTATTAAATCCAACAGTGGCCTAAGTGAAGCTGAAATCCAAGAGATGATCAAGGATGCGGAACTTAATGCCGACGAAGATAAGAAAAAGCGTGAACTTGTGGAAGCACGTAATGGTGCTGAGAATGCCATCTACTCTATCAAAGAGGACATGGAAAAATACATTGACAAAGTCACCGCTGAAGAAAAGGCCAACCTTGAAGATGCTATCAAGGCTGTCGAAGATGCTGCCAAAGGTGATGATCCTAAGATCATTCAGGATCTTGTACAGGCAATGTTCAAGGCCATGGGTCCTTTGATGGAAAAGAAACAGTCCGAAACTGCTGATGCTAAACCTGCGGATGACAATGTTGTTGACGCAGAAGTCAAAGAGAGCGTATAATTGTTATAAATAGTACTGTGGGACACCTAAATGGGTTCCACAGTCGGGCATAGAGCCCAACATGATTCTTACTTTATAAGGAGAAAATTATGAATCAATTAGTACGTTTCGACACCAATGCTCTAAACAGAGCTCTAGTAGGATTTGACACAATGTTTGATAACTTTGAACAGCGTCTTGCAAGTCAAATCAACAACTCATATCCCCCATACAACATTCTAAAACACGATGACAACTCTTACGAGTTAGAAATTGCTGTTACTGGTTTTACACCAGAAGAAGTTGTAGTAGAACTTGACCAAAATCAATTGATAGTTAAGGGACATCGCAGCCATGACGAACATGCTGAAACACAGTATCTACATCGTGGACTAGCAACTCGTGATTTTACACGTAGTTGGACATTGGCTGAACACATGGAAGTAGGAGAAGGCCGTATTAAAAACGGTGTTCTTACTATTGCTCTAACTCGTGTTGTTCCAGAAGCTCTTAAACCAAGAGTTTTAAAGATCAAAGCTGAGTAATCTTCCGGGGGCTTCGGCCCCTTTACTAACCCTGTTATTAAATACAATCATGGCAACAGATACAATCATTGAAAAGAAATCCAAAGTTACCGACACTATTAAAGCGCCAGGTAAATTTAAAGTTGTCGTCTGCAATGACGATGTAACCCCTGTCGAATTTGTAATATCCATGCTGGTCATGGTATTCCGACACACTGAAAAATCCGCTCTAGAGCTAACACTGAAGATACACAACACCGGTAGTGCCGTAGCTGGTATTTTTAGCTACGAAGTTGCAGAGCAAAAAGCATTAGATGCAACCAATCTTGCTAGGGCCAACGGTTATCCTCTGATAATTAAAGTAGAACCAGAATGAGGAACTAAATGAGCTTAAAAGATTTAACCAGTGCTAAACATGCAGAGGCTGAATCTACTCCGTTTATGAAGGCAGTGTTTGCAAAGACCCTGCCTTTTGATTTGTGGGTAGATTGGACATATCAAAAGTGGCTATTCTACGGAGCCATTGAAGGTGCCGCAGGTGCTAATCGTTTACTAGGTGATTTACCTGATTTGCGTAGGGCATTTTATTTGTTCATGGATTACAATGAAATGAACACCGAACGTAAAAAACACGAGTTTCGTCCTATTGCCATCGACTACTACAAATACCTAATTTCCATTGCCAACGATCCCAACAAGATTATGGCGCATTTGTACACATGGCACATGGGTGATATGTTTGGCGGCCAAATGATTAAGAAGATTGTACCCGGTGCTCACCGTAATCTAGAGTTCGAAGATGCTAAGACACTGATTACTAACATTCGTGCTAAACTAGATGACAGCATGGGCGACGAAGCCAATGTAGCCTTTGACTGGGCAATACGTATGATGAGGGATTATGACAATAGTTTGGGATAAGGTTAGTAAATTAGCCGCAGACATCACTGAAAAATTTAATGCTACAGGCGAAGTAATTAACGGCTCGTCTGAAGATCAATACGGATGGCATAATACTCTTTGGTCTAGTAATAGATACCGCAGAGCTCACGTTGAGATCGTAGACTTCCGCGAAACTTACAAAATATACATTTTACACGTTACTGTATTTCCACACTTTAACGACCCTAGTCCTATATACGGGTTTGATGCGGTATGCGGACCTAACAAAATAACGGGTGCGTTCCATGATTTCAGCCATGCAGGTGACCCTACAAGTTTTATGTATCTATGGTTTAAAGCAAAGGTAAATGGGTTAGAATGGAACAAACCTAGACAATTGCCCGAGTGGGCACAGGCTATATTCAGCCCTGCTATGGTAGCCGCAGGTAATCTGCAAGATGAATCTGAAATAGATCAGCTCTGTGATACAGCATTAACCACACTTGATTTCTATCTAGCAAAAATAGGTAAAGATCAACAAAGTGGCGCTGATTATCATATGGCCCAAAACCGCTATTGCCACTATCAAAAGCAAAATCCTCACGTAATCAACAGCATGATCAGCATGGGCATTCCTGAACCTAAAATGAAGCAGTTTGTACGAGAAATTCTATTTCCTGAATTTCACTAAATATTAGATTATGCGAGCAAAAGAATTTTTATTAGAAGCAGGATTAAAACCAGCAGGTCTTAGAAAGAACTACGTTGACAATCTAATTTTATTAATCCGTGGCAATAAACCTATAACCCTTGTGCCCAAGGCCGCGGCAATACACGGTAAGAGTGTTATTATCGATCAATCTGAAGCAGATCGTATTCAATCTATTTTAGATGCAAGTGCAGGTGGATTAACCAGTAATGGTTATTTGGAACTGGCGCCAATTGGTAAGATAAAATTATCAGGCGGTAAATCTCAATTTATCAATCTTCCAGACATTGAAAAGAGCCCCGAAATAAAAGGCAAGGATTCTGACTACAACATTGGTGATATTGGCGAGATTGCTCTCGGTGTTGCCGCAGGCGCGAAATTCTTAGCAGCAGGAGCTGAAGTAGGTTCAAGAGAATTTGTAGACCTAGCATTAAAAATGACTCAAAATACTGTGGTGGGCAAGAAAGGTCAACTACTAGATTCTCTAAAATTAACCTACAGAGGTCCATTAGTACATGCTTCTGGTAAACAAGACAATGTTGATATTATTGTTGTTGCTCCCGGAAGAAGTGTTAAAGCATTTGTTGAGATGATGAATACTATCGAAATGAATCAAAAATTTCCGCCTGAGGTTAAAGGTACAATTTTATCGGCATTAGAGTATGCAAGAAATGCTCCTAAAATTAAAGCAGGCATCGAACAAACTGCCGCTGATCCTAATACAAATACCATCGAAGTAGTCTGCGATGGCGTAAGTGATCAGAAAGGAACCAAAGCTGATTTAATTTTACACATTGATGGAAAGAGGATTAATCTAATCAGTGCTAAAACTGGGCCAAGTCAATTAGGACAGGCTAGTGGACACGAGTGGACTAAACAGGTAACATTCTTCAGCACAGTATTTGGTGTTAATGTTTCTAAGTACCAAGATGCTTGGGGCACAACTAATGAAGAACATCTTTCAGCATTGCAAGGAATTTATTCTATGTTAATAATTCCAAAAATTCAAAGACTAACGGGCGGAAACAGTGTACAAGCTGAAGCGGCATTAGTCAAGTCTATAGCTAGTGGATTGATTAGATACAGTAATAATTATGACGAAAAAACATCTCAAGTTGAAACTGTTGATATTGTTAAATTATCCACAGAACCAGGAACACCGGGATTTAGTCTTTTAAGAGTTGATGCTAGACTCGAAGCGGCATTAATGAAAACAGACCTAGTAGGAACAGCAACCCCTAACAATCAGGGTATACAGGTAGTAGGAACTGTAAACGGTAAGAAAGTATTATTGTTTAAAGCAAGATCCTATTACAGTAAAGCCGGTGCTGTAGTAAGGACTATTATTGAAGGTGGTCCATTATTGGAACAATTAGCAGTTGTTACTCCTGCTAATACAACACCTGCTACAAACCCTGCTATAGCAAATCAGCCAAAAAGCATACAAAATATGCAAAAACCTTTAGGTACTAGCCAGCAAATGATGGGTCAAGAACCCGCACAAGCACCTCCACAATAATTTCCCCTATCTTTTCCTAGACTTAAATAAGTCTACAGAGTTAAATACTCTTATATAGAAAAGACATGGAAATTCTAATATTATTATTGCTCCTGCAGATTAAACACTGCTACGCTGATTTTTATCTGCAAACCTATATGCAGACAGTTAAAAAAGGCGTATGGATGGATCCTATTGGACTCAGTCACACTGTGGATCACATATATTCCTCCCTGATTGTTATGTTAGGATTTAGCCTTTTCGTTTCAATTAATCCAATTTCTATTATATTTGTTGTAGCTGTAGAAAGTATTATCCATTATATAGTAGACTTTACTAAGGTAAAATACGGTTGTAAAGATAACACTAAGCCAATTTTCTGGACACAGTTCGGCTTAGATCAACTGGCCCACGAAATGACGTACCTATGGATGGTATGGTACCTACTCGTTTCTTAATCTAGATTAAACTTAACTGTATAGATAACTCCACGTTTGTTGTCAGTAAATATTGATAACACGGGAGCAGTCTATGAAAAAGACAAGTGCAATTATAGGAGTCGTGCTAACACTGGCAGTCTCCGCAGTTAGCGCAGAATTAGTTCAACAATTTAAAAATCCAGCTTTTAGCGGCATTGGATTTAGTAGCCATGTTCTAACAATCGACAGTATTGAAAAATCACGACGTGATGCCATTGAAGCAGATAAAAAATCTGCAATTGCCAAAGCAGAAGCAGAACTTCTAAACACACCGTTGAATAGATTTATGAGTCTATTCCAAAGCCAAGTATATGCACAACTTGCCACACAGTTAAGCAATAACTTGTTTACCAACAAATGTAGTGCCGCAGATGGCACAGCAATTCCAGGTTGTGTAAATCCAACAACAGGTAATTTTGTATTAGATGGTAACACAGTTACCTGGGTCAAGGCCAATGACAAAGTTACGCTAACAGTGGTAGATGCCAAAGGTAATAGAACCACTGTTGTTGTTCCAATTGCTAGTTTTAGTTTTTAAGGAGTAAAGAATGAAAGCAATTAAATTATCCTTAATCACACTAGCCATAGTAGCCCTAGCAGGTTGCTCAACAGTTCGCCCATGGGGCAGTACACAGATTAAAGAAGAAGCCAAAGTCAGCGAAACAATCAACAAGAGTTTTAGTAATGTACCAAGCCCAGCAGGCCCGGCAGTTACCGTGGCAGTATACGGTTTTAAAGATATGACTGGACAGCGTAAACCAAGTTCAACATTGAGCTTGTTCTCTACAGCAGTTACACAGGGTGCAGAAGCATACCTAATTAAAAGTTTACAAGAAGTTGGCAATCGTCAATGGTTCACAGTAGTCGAGCGTGTTGGCCTAGACAACTTATTAAAAGAGCGTCAGATGATCAAGCAGACACGTGAGATCTATGAAGGCGCAAATGCCAAACCTTTACCTCCACTACAGATGGCGGGTGTTATTCTTGAAGGCGGCATTATTGATTATAACTCTAATACACTAACAGGCGGCACAGGTGCTCGTTGGTTGGGCATTGGAACACAAACAGCCTACACTCAAGACGTGGTTGTGATCAGTTTACGTCTTGTGAGTGTTCAAACTGGGGAAGTATTAACTACTGTAACAGTGGAAAAGAACTTGCTCAGTACCGCCGATGGCGCTACTGCATTTAAATTCTTTAATCAGGCTACACAGGCATTTGAGTTCGATTCAAGCCAGACATTTAATGAACCTGGCAACTATGCACTACGTTCAGCAATTGAGACAGGTGTTGTTGAGTTAATTAAGAAAGGCGAACGTAACAGCTTATGGAAATTCAAGGAGAAACCCAATGAGTTGGTTCAAAAGGAAACCCCACGTGAAGGAGCCGCCAAAACTCCACCCGCACCACAGCAGTCCAATATCGGAAAGCGTGATGAAGGAAGCAAAGAAAAAAGTAGTTGGAGTAGACTCCAATTCTGGAAGTAAGAAGAAAAAAGATTAGGTGTTAGAATTTTTACAGTAAATTTTTTTACATGTAAACAAATTAACATCGGTGTTTAACTTGTAAGGAAATACATTTAAATATTATTGGAGGGGACATTATTAAGTCCAAAGGAAACAAAATGAAACAAATATTATTAGCACTAGCAATATTAACAGCGTTCCCGGCCTTAGCCCAAACAGCGGTTACAGCCCCGAGTGCTCCTACAATACCCACAATGGTCACAGTTAGCCCTAACGCAACAGCAGCCCTGGCCATTAGCACAACTAACCGCATCTTCATTGATCAAAGCGGTGACAATCCTGATGTCAATATGACACAAGATGGTACAGGTAACAAAGCTGGTTCAGCCAATCGTCCAGTATATCTACGTGGTATCGACCAAACAGTTGTTACTCGTCAAATTGGCGTTAACAACGACATCAACTTAGAACTTGTCAATGATACAACTGGTTCTGGTAAAGGTGTAACTGTTACAATCCAACAAATTGGCGACAGCAACATTGTTGATGCAGCCTGCGGATATGGCACAGCTTCAACAGGCGGAACAGCCCTAACAGGTTGTAATGCCGCTGACCTAAACTGGAAGTTTACTGGCGACAGCAACGACTTTCAATTCCGTGGCACAGGTGCTGACTTAAAGAGCGCCATTGATGTCTCTGGTGACAGCAACGTATTTCGTATTGATGCCATTGGTGACAAGCACAGCCAAACTATTAAAGTAGCTGGTGACACCAACACATTTAACATCAATCAACGTAGTACTGGTGCCGCTGGAAGCAGTATCTGGGTTGATCTAACAGGTAACAGCAATAGCCTTACAATGAGCCAAACTGGCACCATTGACAGTGTTATCAATATCAAGAGTGTATCTAACTCAGGTACATTTAACATCACTCAGAAGAACTAAGGACTGGCAATGAGAATTGCCCTCTTTATCATTGGCCTGTTAATGGCCGTTACCGCTTGGGCAGATATTGGTTCTGTCACTGAAGCGTCAGGTACGGCTATTATTAAACGTGGTAAGGATACTATTCAAATTGCCAAAGGCACAGAAATCAAAATCAACGACAAAGTTGAAACCAAGAACGGAAAAGTCAAGATCGTTTTTAAAGACGATACAAACGTTACTGTTACTGAGTCGAGTAGCCTTGTTATTGACGACTTC